GTGCTGGATGAAATCGCGTGGCCGGCAACGGGCCAGAGCGGGCGCCGCACGAACATCTACCTGAGCGACGAAAACCGCGTGATTGCCGAACGCCTGGGGGACGGCAATGTCAGCGAGGGTATCCGCATCGCGTTGGCGCAGGCTGCCGCCAATACAGGGGGCCACTGAATCGCCTTGGCGGTTCCTATACAGTGCGCAAACTGCATAAATTTGCATAAGTCCGCCTGCACCCCCGCCTCCCCCGCCGCGACTTGCTGCAGGCCGTTTTGGCGGGTCTATGCATCCGCATGAAAACCATTCGATGAAGCGTGCGGGTGAGGCGGGGTCCCAACCGCGCGCGCAGGGGTGAGACGCTGCCCCTGCCTGTACCCCCGTGCCCGGGACGCGGCGGCGTCTCCCACTGGCCGCCCATCCGCCCAGGCCGGCGAGGCGCCCACTGGCGCCGCATATTGGTGCATTTGTTGTGAATTATTAACAAAGTGGACTCCCCGGGTTTCAGTCTTGCAAATCGGCACCAAAGTGCCCTTGCGCGGGTTTTCCCCCATGGTTAAGCTGCGCGCCGATAACAAGGAAGGAGAGTTTCCGATAATAGGGAGTTGTTTAATTTATCGACTGGGCTGATATTCCGTTTATTGAATATCGTGCATTAATTTTCTGAATATCAGTCCACTCCTTTCCCTGCTTCCTTCTGAATCCAGCGTATCCAGCTGCGCCCGTTTTGGCCGTGGCTGTTCTCGCTTGTTGCCAACATTCCGAGAAGTGAGAGCATGGCCGAATCCGACCGAACGGCACATCTGCACGACATCCTCTTTTTCCAACAGAGCAAGCGCTTGTTGGGCCTGTCGTTCCCAAAGGACGACGCTCCCACGGCGACTGACCCACGGGGCCGGTCGTTCCCCGTGCAGATGGTGGTCGAGCGCCTGGAGGCTCAGGAGGGCCTGGGCCAGGACTTTCGGTTCGAGTTGACGCTATTGGCCGACCACGCCGGCCTTGTTCTGGCGGACATGCTCGGCAAACTGCTAGCGGTGTCACTGGTCAAGCCGGACGGCACGCTGCGCTGGTTTACCGGGCACGTGGCGGAATTCTCGTTGGTGGGCAGTGATCCCGGCGTGGCGACCTACCGGGCGGTGCTCAGGCCGTGGCTGTGGTTCGCGCGGCAACGGGTGAACAACCGCGTGTTCAGGGACCGGACCCTGTACCAGCAGATTGCCGACATCCTGCAAGGCCACGGAGACTGGGCGCTGTGGCAATGGGACGTAAGCGGCGACGATGTGCCGTTCACCATGGCCGTGCAGGGCGGCGGCGAGGGTGAGAGCGAGCACAATTACATCCACCGACGCCTGGAAGCGCGGGGCTGGACCTACTACTACAAACACGACGCGACCGGCCACCAGCTGGTCATCATCGACAGCAACAGCCAGTGCCCGCCGGTGGACGGGAACGACCCCCGCATTCCCTTCCAGGCCGAGGGCGGGCCGCAGGAGGAGAACGCCATCCAGCGCTGGACGCCAGTGCAGACTGCCGTGGCCGCGCTGTTCGCGGCGAGCGCGTTCGACTTCAAGCGCCCGCAGGCACGGCACCATACCGAATCGACGCAGCGCAAGCAGGGCCGCGTTCCGGAGCTGGAGACGCACGAATACGTGGGGCACTACGGCTTCCGGAAGGAAGACCCCACGGGCGCAGCGCTGCTGAACCTGCGCAGAGAGGAAATCGAAGCGCATGCGCAGCAGTACCAAGCCGAGGGCAACAACAGCAGCGTGGTTTGCGGCGGCTGGTTTTATCTGTTCGGGCACTTCAGCAACACCGAGCGCGAGGAGGACAGCCAATATCTGATCGTGGCGGCAAGCCACAGCGCGAGCAACAACTACCCAGCCGAACTGGGCCGGCAGGGCGGCCACACGGCGGAGCCGCTTCCCGGCCGCAAGGGCGAATACCGCAACCGCTTCACCGCGATCAAGCGCGCCGTGCCCTGGCGCCCCGGCCGGGGACGGAACAGCGTCGAAGTGAAGGTGGATGGGCACCAGACGGCCAGGGTAGTCGGCCGCGATGGTCTGGGTGCGGTGGACGTGGACGAACACGGCCGCATCCTGATCCAGTTCCACTGGGACCGGGAAGGCAAGCACAGCGCGCGCGTGCGGGTGGCGAGCAACTGGGCGGGCGGTGAAACTGGCATGGTGTCGTGGCCACGCGTGGGCAGCGAAGTGCTGGTGGTCGCGTTGGACGGCAACCCCGACCACTTCCTGGTCATCGGCGTTGTCCACAATGCCCAGCGCATGCCGCCGTGGCAATTGCCGACGCAGGGGGTGCTGATGGGCATCCGCAGCCGGGAACTGACCCCGGACGGCGGCAACGATCCCGGCGGCCGTAGCAACCTCTTAGCCCTGGACGACACCGCAGGCAGGATCCAGGCGCAGCTGAAGAGCGACCACCTGAACAGTTCGCTGAGCCTGGGGCACATTACGCGGATCGACGGCACGGCAGGCCGGCAGAATCCACGCGGCCAGGGCTATGCGCTGGATACCGAGGGGCACGGCGTGAACCGTGCCGCCGCCGGCTTGCAGCTCACCACCGAAGCCTTGCCTGCCGGGCAGCGCCACATGATGGATGTGGGCGAGCCGGTGGCGCGGCTGACGGTGGCGCACGACATGCACGAGCGCTTGTCGGAGGCGGCGCGCACAGCCGGGGCGCAGCAGGCAGACGACCAGGACGAAGTGGCCCGCAGCCTGAAGCAGCAGAATGCCGACCTGAAGGGCAGCGGCGGCGACCCGGCGCAAGGGCGGTTCCCCGAGTTCCAGCAGCCACACCTGATGCTGGCCAGCCCGGCCGGGATCGAGAGCAGCACGGCGGGCAGCACGCATCAGCAGAGCAACGCACACCACGCGATCACCAGCGGCGGGCACGCCAGCATTGCCACCGGGCGCAGCTTCCTCGCCAGTGCCAAGGATGCGATCCGGCTGTTTGCCTACCGGCTCGGTTTGAAGCTGGTGGCCGCGAGCGGCGACATCGACATGCAAGCGCTCAAAAACGGCATCAACATCCTGGCGAAGCTGGAGATCAAGATGGAGGGCAAGCGGGTGGACATCAACGGAACGGATAGCGTGCGCATCAACGGGGGCGGCAGCTATATCGACGTGAGCGCGGCGGGAATCGTGCATGGCACCAATGGCGCTTTCCAGGTGCATGCGGGCAACCATTCGTTCGCGGGGCCGGATAGCCGGCCGGTGGTGCCACACGCGGTTGCGTCAGCGCTGAAGCCCGACGAACCCATGCCCGTAGTGGACGCGCTGGGCAACGTTCTGCCAGACAGCCGCGTCATCGTTCGGCCCGGCCAGAACGAAACGCGCATGGGCATTGATGGAGGAAAGATCGATCCTGAGACAGCACTCAATCAACACGTGCTCCGACGCTGGCGCCCCCGGCGAGGTTGAGCACGTGCGCATTCATTCAGAACCACTCAAGGAGGTATCGTTGACGCACGAGAATCGTCCTCTTTCACTGCGCCGAAGTGTCGCCGTGCGCAGCACGTTGCTGGTCGGCGCGATCGCCACGCTGCTATCGCTGACCGGGTGTGGTCTGTCGTCCGCCGATCGGGCTGCTGCATCCGTGGGCTTCGGCGACACGATCAGCGAGAAAACGCTGAATAACATGGCACGGCCGCCCAAGCAGGTCGTGTACCGCTTCGATGACCACCGCTACATCGAGAACGATCCGGGGCCGGGGTACAACCTACCGTGTCAGGCGGAATTGTTCTATGTAGACGATGCGCTGGGCATCCGGACGCAGTTCGGTGGGAACAGCAAGCACAATCCTGAAGGGCTGTTCAAGGTGATCGACTCGCATTATGTGATCACTCGGGATGACGATGCCGTCTATGTTTCCTTTGACCAGGGGCGAACGTTCAAGTCACTTCGTCCGCAGGTCGGTGGTAGCGCCGATGTCGTCGTCGTCGGGAATGACATCTATGTCGGAAGCGGGGGGAGTCGCGGACCGCGTAGTGCATTTACCGAGGATGTCGGGGCCAGGTGGTTTGTCATTGATTCCGCCAACAAAGAAATCACCCTGAAATACGGGGAGAAGTGGGACCTGCGCGAACCCGGAGGCGATCGCATCCGCAAGCTCGCCCGCGCGCAATTCAATTTTCCTGTGAGTCCAGCCGAGTATTTCACCTGCGATAGAAATTTACACTGGCGCCCCTCAATTAATCGTGAACGCCAATTGCAAAAGGCACAGCAGCAGAACCCGTCCACCTCCAGCCCGAACCCATGAGAGCCACCAAGTTCAAGCACTTCGAGCCCAAGGTCGATTCGATCAAAGAGGTGCCGCTGAAATATGAGTCCACCCCGATTCAGGTTGAACTCGGCTGCCCCATCGATGGCCCCGAGTTGGAGGGCAAGCCCTTGGGGCGCCAGATCAATGCGCTGCCATGCATGACGATCTTCGTACATGGCGTCAACAGTGAGGGCGAGTGGTATAGCGCTGCGGAACAGCATCTCTGTGCGGGCCTCAATGACCGGCTGGGTCGGTGGGGAACTCAGGCCGAGCTGAAACCTTCGGTTTCCGAAAAAGACCCGAACTACACTTACAGCCCCGATCGCCCCCTCAAGCGCATCCGCCCCCATTTCGACGGCGTGCAGAACGCCGTCAACAGCCGGTACTTGGTTGCCACGTCCCCTGTGATCTTTTTCTATTGGGGCTTCAAGGCGCGCAAGGGTGACTATGGCCGCCCCAGCGAGCACGATTATCGCGACGCTCACCATCCCGAGCTACGCGACTACCCGGTAGCACTGGACGAGGACGACGCCTGGGGCGGCGGCCCTTTTCAGAACGGCACTTCGGGGCTGTGGCACATGTTCCGCAAGAACAAGGGCTTCACGCTGGACTTCCAGCGCTTCAATCCCATTACCGACCGCTATCTGACCGAGTGCCCGCCGCGCACCTACTATGTGCACGCCGCCCGCCGACTGGCCCATCTGATTGCCACCGTTCGCCGCAACAGCCCGCATGAGACCATCAACATCGTCAGCCACAGCCAGGGCACCATGGTGTCGATGCTGGCGACCCTGATGCTCAAGGAACAAGGCGTGCGCGGCCCGGAAGGGCTGTTCGTATGCAACAGCCCCTTCAGCCTGAACGAACCCGGTGGCCTGATGGAGTGTGCACAGTTCGGCAACGACTATGTGGTCACCCAGGCGGCGCGCTTCGCTACCCTCAAGGCCGTGGCCGATGTGGTCAAGGAGGCAGGTGAGCACGCCGACGCCATGACCGATGATGAGTTGGAAAAGATGTGTCACTCCATCCCCGCGCGCAAGCCGCTGCTGGCCCGCGAGGAATACGGCAAGTTCTACGTCTACGCCAACCCGCACGACCGGGTGATGGGTGCCAGCGTATTGCGCTCGATCGGTTGGCGAGGCTTGACGCAGGCCGAGCAGAGCCGCGTGGCTGCCGCCAATCTACGGGTGCGGATGTTTGCGGAGAACATCGAAGCGGGTAAAGGCGGATACCACTACGCCGCGTGCCCCAAGAGCTTCGCCATCACCAAGGACGACGATGGCAAAGAGATTCACATGGAGCGCACCGAGTTCTGGATTCCGAAGTCCGAAAAGATCGGGGGCGTTTATGGCATCTACTCGCCCCCGGAGAAGGTGGAGGAAGCCGTCTACATCAACGCGCCCACCGTGCCGTGGCTCGCAGATCAGGTATTGCGGCAACACATGGAGCAGACTAAGAATGCGGAGGGGGACCCGGTTTGGAAGAATTTGGCTAATTGGGACGGGCGCCTCAAAGACTTCCACGAGTACCGTGGTTATCTGCATCCCACAGAAAATGGCGGTGACGCTCGCGATGTAGCCGCCTACGGCCAAGTCTACGGCCCCAATTACGAAGTGGAGCGCATGGAGGTCGATGTTTACGGGAAGCGCTACCCGGTCTACAAGACGATCGCCAAAGCACAGCAGGATTTGGTCAAGACCGCACACAACCTGACCAATCACAGCACATTGCCGAGCAACGAATTCGTGGTGCGCGGCGCGATGGCGTGGGACCTGGCGCTAGGCCTGAACCAGAGCTACACCGATAGGGCCTACTGGGCCTATCTCAAGACGCTGGCGGACTGGAAATACAGCGACCCATACTTCATGGAAAACGACGAGGGCCACCAGCCCGAACCGGGAGAACCGCCCCCTGGGGTGGACTGCACGCTGGCCTACCCGCAGCGGGATCCGTCCATCGCTTCAGCAAGCGAACCGGTTGTCACCGGCTACACCTGCCCGCAAACGGGTTGGTGGCAGTGCAACGAAGCGGGCGCCATCGCCAGCGAGCGGCGACAGTTCATCCGCGAGGGCCAGATCATGCCCAAGGTGGCGGTAGCGGGCGAACCGTCGCTGTGGCAGCGCGTCAAGGGTGAGCGGCCCGTCTGGAACACGGCCACCGTGTGGATGCTGGCGAGCGACACGTCCGCGCCGCATGCTGCGCAAGCGGGTGCCGCTCAACCAGCCTCTTCCTGAAACCCGATATGCGCTGAATCAGCCGTCTGGGCGACTCCATCGACCATGGTGGGAAGCTCGGGCCGGCTATGGCGCATCCGCTTGGCCGGCTGCACCCAGTGCATATGGCGCGAACCGCACCACCTCCTCCCCGATCCAGTCATTGACCGCCAACAGGCGGTCCTGCAATGGCTTCACCTCGTTGCGCGCGAACACCAGGGCGGCCTTCTCCACGTCGCCGAATCCGCCGGTGTTGTTCGGGATGATGCCCATGAGCTGCGGCGGCACGCGGTGCGCGGCGAGCTGGTCGTCGCGCGTGACGTTTTTGATGTTCCAGAACTCGTCCTTCGCGGCCACCTCGGACACCGGTAGCAGCTGGATCCCGTCCTTCTTGCCGTTAGGCGCGTACATGAACAGGTTGCGGAAATTGCCCGGCCCCTTGGCACTCTTCATCGCCTCGCGCAGCGTGTCGACATCCTCTTGCCTCTGCGCCGCGTCGGTCATGTAGAGGATGAAGCCGGCGTGGGAGCCATTTTTGTAGTACCGGCGGCGGAACAGCGTGGCCGATTCGTTCAACCATGTGGCGTTCAGCGCGGACAGGTATTCCGGCAGGCCGTACACCTCTTGATTGATGTCCGGTTCCTGGAGGTGGAACATGGAGCCGGCGGCGAAGGTGTATGGCTGCTGCCAGTTCTGCACGAAAAAATAGGTGTTCAGGTCGAGCCCGCGCCGCACGTACTTGGCCAGGGGCGTATCCAGCCGCATCGGGCGGCCGAGCACGTTGTCGCGGCGCTCCAGGTAGGCATTGCCGAATACCTGCCAGTCGAGCACCAGGCGCTCGAACGTCGCGCGCGAGAGTAGGCGGTGCGGGATGAACGTGCTGACCAGGATATTGCGCTTCACGTAGATGGCCGAGCTGTGGTGTGCGGCGGCGCGGAACGAGCGCGCCAGGCCGTCCCACGGCAGCGGCGGTTCATACCACTGGCCCATGCGCATGCACTCGACGTAATCCAGCAGCTCGCGCCGGTCCAACACTTCGACCGGATCGCCGAAAGAGAACACCTCGGCCTGCGCGGCCCGGTCGGTGTGGCGCTCGGTCGGTGCGTCGGTGTTGGCGGTGCGCACGTGGGCGGATGCCGTGCGCGCGGCGCGGCGGGTCTTGTTGCGGCTCATGACAGCTCCAGGATGCTGGTATTGGTGGTGGTGACGCCTTCGAGCGGTTCGTGCGAAAGCGCATGCATGCAGGCCCACGCCAGGTCAGCGTGGCTGGTGTCCTCCGAGCGGCCGGCCTGATAGGTGACGCGGCCGCCGGCGGCGGTGGTGGTTTTCTTGATGGACAGGAACGAGGCGGCAAAGTCGGTCCAGCCGGCGTCGAATTCCAGCCGGCCTTTGCTGATCACGTCGTGCGCCTTGAGCACCAGGGCGGTTTTCACGTCCACGGAATAGGTGAAACTTCGGCGTCCGGGCGGAACTTCTGCACCAGGCGGAACACCGCATCGCCGATGCCGGTGCGGTCGATGCCGACATAGGCCACGTTGAAGCGCTCGCACACGCGGCGGATGGCGCCGGCCTGTTCCTCGTAGTCGATGCCGCGGAACTGGTGCCGCTCCAGCACGCGGAACTTGCCGCCCGGCACCAGGGGCGGCGCGACCACCACCAGCGCGGCGCTGTCGCCGCCGCCGCCGTTGGGGTCGTAGCCGACCCACACTGGCCGGTTGCCGAACGGCCGTGGCGCGAACGGCCGGAAGTCCTCCCAGGCCTCCCAGCTGTCCACCATCCCGCGCATGAGCATCGAGAGCGGGAACACCGACGCGTTGTCATCGATGAAGGCGCACATGAGCAGGTTCGCGAATTCGGGTTCGCTGTACTCCAGGCGCAGCTGGTCGAGGTCGAACAGGTTGCAGCCGCCGCGTAGCGCGTCCTCCACCGTCACAATCTGCCGCCATTGGCCATCCGCGCAGCGCAGGCCGTCGCGCAGCGCGGCGTGGCTTACGTCGAGCTTGATCTGTTTGTCCTTGGCCTTGCCGCGGTTGAACAGTGCGCCGGACCAGAACGGGTAGGCCTCATGCGACAAGCTGGACGGCGTGGAGAAATACGTCTGCCGCCAGTGCTTGTGGATTGCCATGCCGGACGCGACCTTGCGCAGCTCCTGGAAGCGCGGCACCCAGAAGTACTCATCGAAGTACAGGTTGCCGTGGTAGCTCTGCGCGGTGCGGGCGTTGGTCCCGAGGAAGTAGAGCGTGGCCCCGTTGGGCAGCACCATCGGGTCGCCCTTCAGCTCGACGCCGGCCGCGTCCTTGGCGAACTGGACGATGTACTGCTTGAAGACGTGCGCCTGTGCCTTGCTGGCCGATAGAAAAATCTGGTTGCCGCCGGTGGTCAGCGCGTCGATGAACGCCTCGCGTGCGAAGTACCACGTGGCGCCGATCTGCCGCGACTTCAGCAGGTTGCGGATGCGCTCGACCTGCCCCGCCTCGTACCAGACACGCTGGTAATCGAACATCGAGTCGCGGAAGGCCTTCAGGAGCTGCGTCTGTTCCTCAGGGCTGATCGCGTTGCGCTCGAGCTTGCTGCGCGGCCCCTTGTTGCGGTTCGCGACCTTCGGGTTCAGGTCGGTTTCGTTGCCGCTGGCCTCGTACCGGCGCACGCGCGCCATGCGCTCCATCTGTCGGCCGAGCAGGTCGATTTCCTTGTAGTCCCGGCCTTCCTTCACTTCTTTGGCGACGAGCTGCGCCATGCGCTCTTCGATGCTGGACGCCACGCGCTCCACCGCATCCGTCGCATCCCACCCATCGCGGCGCTTCCAGCTGTGCACCGTTACAGGCTTGACGCCCAGCATTTCGGCGATGCGCGCGACGCGGTAGCCCTGCCAGTACAGCGTGCGCGCGATGCGGCGCGGGTCCTTTTCGGGGTCGATCGATAGCGAGGTGAGAGGCGGAAGCGTAGTCATGCCGCAACGCTACCGGTCACGCGCGCGCGTGCCACGCGCGGCCTGTTGTGGCGCGCGATCCCACAACATCAACGCGTTGTCCGCGCGACGCCGCACGCAGAAGATGGCAACACCACCGAACTACTGACCACAGAGGACACCATGGCCAAGGGCACCAAGTTCTACCGCGTCGCCACCGAAGGCGCAACGAGCGACGGTCGCGTGATCGACCGCGAAACGCTGGTCGAGATTGCAACCAACTATGACCCCAAGGTCTACACCGCGCGCGTCAACCTGGAGCACATCCGAGGCTACGACCCGACCGGCCCGTTCAAGGCCTACGGCGACGTGACCGCACTGAAGACCGAGGAGGAGGGCGGCAAGCTCGGCCTGTATGCGCAGATCGACCCCACGGACGATCTGGTTGCCATGACCAAGGCTCGCCAGAAAATCTTTGCCTCTATGGAGTTGAACCCGAGCTTCGCCGACACCGGCGAGGCCTACCTGGTCGGCCTCGCCGTGACCGACAACCCGGCAAGCCTGGGATGCGAAGTCCTGCAGTTCAGTGCCAAGGCCAAGACCAACCCGCTCGCCGCACGCAAGCAGAACCCGGACAACCTGTTCACCGAAGCCGTGGAGGTGTCGTTCGACTTCTCGCCCGAGGTGACGAACTACACGGCAACGACCGTGCCCACGAACTTCGCCGACAGCATCAAGCGCCTGTTCTCCAAGCAGCGCCGGTCGGACACCAACGCGGACGCCCGCTTCGCCGACATGCAGGAGGCCGTGCAGACGGTCGCCCAGCAGGTGCAGGCCACCGGCGAACAGTTCAGTACCGCGCTCAAGGCCGTCACCGACCAGCTGAGCGCCATGAACAGCCAAGGCGCGGAGCGCGACAAGCAGTTCAACGCCATGAAGGCCCAGCTGGAGAAGACCGACGCCTACGCCGCCCGCCCGCCGGCCACGGGCGGCGCCGGCGCACCCATCACGACCGATTGCTGACCCGGCCACCGGCCCGCAGCACACCAACCAGACCACACACCGGAGTCAACACAATGCGCAACGAAACCCGCCGCCTCTTCACGGCTTACAAGGACGCAATCGCCAAGCTCAACGGCGTGGCTCGCGTTGATGAGAAGTTCAGCGTCGCGCCGAGCGTCCAGCAGAAGCTGGAGACCAAGGTTCAGGAGTCGAGCGATTTCCTGACCCGCATCAACTTCTATGGCGTGCCCGAACAGGAAGCCGAAAAGATCGGCCTGGGCGTGTCGGGCCCGGTGGCAAGCAACACCGACACCACCCAGCAGGACCGGCAGACCTCCGACATTGCCACGCTGGACGGCCGCCGCTACCGGTGCGAGCAGACCAACTCCGACACGCACATCACCTACCAGAGGCTGGACGCCTGGGCCAAGTTCCCCGACTTCCAGACCCGGATCCGCGACGCCATCATCAAGCGCCAGGCGCTGGATCGCATCATGATCGGCTTCAACGGTGTCAGCCGAGCCGCCACGTCCAATCGGGTGGTCAACCCGATGCTCCAGGACGTGAACAAAGGCTGGCTGCAGAACCTGCGCGAACAGGCGCCGCAGCGCGTCATGGAGGAAGGCAAAAAAGCGGCCGGCAAGATCATCGTCGGCGCGGGTGGGGACTACGGCAACCTGGACGCCCTGGTGTTCGACGTCGTGAACCAGCTGGTCGAGCCGTGGTACGCCGAGGATCCGGAGCTGGTCGTGCTGTGTGGTCGCAACCTGCTGGCCGACAAGTACTTCCCGCTGGTGAACAAAGACCGCGACCCGGTCCAGCAGATCGCGGCCGACCTCATCATCAGCCAGAAGCGCATCGGCAACCTGCAGGCGGTGCGCGTGCCGTACTTCCCGGCGAATGGCCTGCTGGTGACGCGCCTGGACAACCTGTCCATCTACTACCAGGAGAACGCGCGCCGTCGCACGATCCTGGACAACGCGAAGCGCGATCGCATCGAGAACTACGAGTCGAGCAACGACGCGTACGTGATCGAAGACCTGGCGTGCGCAGCCATGGCCGAGAACATCGAACTGGCGGCGGCAGCATGACCAGCCCGGCCCGCAACCACTTCCTGCGCGTGACGGCCGCCTCGGCGGCCAAGGCCGCGCAGGCTTCCAACCCGCTGCGCTATGCCACCGGCCAGGAGCTGATGCTGGCGCAACTGGCCGAGCACAAGCGCCAGCTCAAGCAGGTGCAGTCCGTCGAGCGCAAGGCGGAGCTCAAGCGCAAGCTGCTGCCCGAGTACGCGGCCTGGGTCCGTGGCGTGCTGGAGGCCGACACGGGCACGCAGGACGAGGTGTTCATGACGGTCATGGTGTGGCTGATCGATGTCGGCAACTTCGCCGACGCCCTGGAGCTGGCCGCTTACGCGATCCGGCACCAGTTGGAGATGCCCGACCAGTACCAGCGCACCACGGCCTGCCTGATCGCCGAAGAGTTCGCCAACATGGCCCTGAAGGGCATCGAGGCCGGCGATCCGGTGGACGTGACCACGCTGCACGAGGTGGCCGAACTGGTCGCGGCCGAGGACATGCCGGACGAGGTGCGCGCCAAGCTGCACAAGGCGATGGGCTATGCCTGCGCCGCACTGGCGGAGGTGGCCACCGGTCCGGAGGCCGTGTCCCGGCGCATGGACGCGCTAACGCATCTGCGCCGCGCCCTGGAGCTGCACGACAAGTGCGGCGTCAAGAAAGACATCGAGCGCATTGAGCGCGACATCAAGAACACAGCGAGGGCCGACGCGAAGGAGGGCGACGGCCGCAGCTGATACCGAGCGTGACCCCGCGCATCAGGCGGCACGGGGCGACCTTCCGGCGTGCCGCGAATCGTCGCCCCGTCCACCGCCTCCCAGCTCATCCAGACCATGTCCTCATTCATCGCAGCAGCACCCGTACCGACGCCGGCGCAACCCGGCGGGCAGCCGATCGGCAACGACGGCTTTTTCCCGGACATCGACGTCGACCAGGCCTGCGCCGCCATGCGCCTGGACGGCACCGTCACGCCCGAACGCCTGCGCGCCGCGCTGGTCGACGCCGCGCTGTCCGTCAACGATGAACTGGCGGCATGGAAGGCGCAGCAGCTTGCCGCCGGATTCACGGAGCTGGGCGCAGTGCCGGGGCAGTGGATCGACGGCCGGAGCCGCCACGTGCACCGCTACCTGCGCGCGGTCCACTGCACGGCGGCGGCCTGGCTGATGGAGCGGTACCGGTCGTTCGACGCCACCGCCGCGGGGGACCGCAAGGCCGAGGCGGAAAACACCTCGGTGGATGATCTGCGCCGCGATGCGCGCTGGGCAGTCAGCGACATCACCGGCGCAGCGCGCACCACCGTGGAGCTGATCTGATGCGCGTGCGGGCCATCCAGGGCGACACCATCGACGCCATCTGCCGGCGGGTGTACGGCCGCACGGCGAGCGTGACGGAAGCCGTGCTGGCCGCCAACCCCGGCATCGCCGACTTGGGTCCCATCCTGCCGCACGGGACCGAGCTGGTACTGCCCGACATTTCCCCGCAGCGGCAGGCCGCGCAGACGGTGCAACTGTGGGACTGAACCCAAGGAATCCATATGGCTGAACCCATCGCAACCGGTACGTCCGCCGCCGCCGTTGCCGTCACCAGCGTAGGCGCGGTTTCCCTGCTGCCCGGCGTGGACCCGGGCACCGTGCTTGGCGCCTTCGCCGGCGCGGCAGTCTTCGCGCTCAATTCGGGCGAGCTGACAGTCGCAAAGAAGCTGTCCTTCCTCTTGCTGTCGATCGTGGCGGGTGTCCTGTCGGCGCCGCTCGCCGCGTCCCTGATCGCCCGGGCGCTGCCCGCCAACACTGAAGTCAGCGAGGCCGTCGGTGCGCTGGTGGCCTCCACGGTGATGGTGCGGCTGCTGCTGGCGCTGATCCGCGCGGCCGACAACAGCGACAAGCTGTTGGCCGCCCTGCGGGGCGGCAGCAGCGACAACCGTGGAGGAAACCAACCGTGAATGCCCTGTTCATCGTGCAGGCGGTGCTGTGCGCGCTGATCGCGCTGCGCCTGCTGCTGTTCAAGCGCGACGGCGCGGCGCACCGCCCTTGGGCGTCGCGGCTCGCCTACGCCCTGATCGTGCTGGCCGGCGCGGTTCCCATCGGCGTGCTGTTTGGTCGGTACGATTGGGCGCTGCTGGCGCAGAACGGCATCACGGCCATCCTGTGTCTGGCCGTCTTCTCGGTGCGCGGTAACGTGGTGGAGCTGTTCCGCATGGGCGGCGGCGCCGACACGTCCTGGCTGGTGCGCCTGCTGCGGAGGTCCGCATGACGATCCTGAAACCAGGCAGCACCGGCGCCGAGGTGCGCGAGCTGCAGCGTCTGTTGGCCGGCCGTGGTTTCTCGGCAGCTGACACCGGGGAATACGACGCGGCCACTGCCGCGGCCGTGCGCGCGGCGCAGGCCTGTTTCGACCTGGTCGTGGACGGTATCGCTGGCCCCAAGACCGTTCAGGCCCTGCGCGTGGGCGCCCGCCAGCCCGGGCACCTAACGGCGGCGGATCTGCAACGCGCGGCGGGTACGCTGGGCGTGCCCCTGGCGGCGGTGCGCGCGGTCAACGAGGTTGAGAGCCGGGGGAGCGGGTTCCTGCCGGACGGACGGCCCGTGATCCTATTCGAGCGGCACGTCATGTACCGGCAGTTGCGCGAGGCCGACCAGGATGCGGACGCGCTCGCGGCCCGGTATCCCAACATCGTCAACCTGAGCCGTGGCGGCTACGTGGGCAAGGCCGGGGAGCACATGCGGCTCGCCCAGGCCATCGCCATCGACCGCGATTGCGCCCTTGCGTCGGCGAGCTGGGGGCTGTTTCAAGTCATGGGATACCACTGGGAGCGGTTGGGGTATCCGAGCGTGCAGGCATTCGCGGACGCCATGCAAAGCGGCGAGGGAGCGCAGCTCGACGCCTTCGTGCGGTTCGTCACCAGTGACCCCGCCTTGCACAAGGCGCTCACGGGCGGGAAGTGGTCCGCCTTCGCCGCGCTCTACAACGGGCCAGCCTACAAGGACAACCTGTATGACGTGAAGCTGGCGCGCGCCTTCGCACGCTACCAGGTCGAAGAGCGGGAGGCCGCATGAACCGCGCGTTCGCTGTGCTGTGTGTGCTGGCGGCCGTCGCAGGCCTGGGCGTGTGGCTGGCGCACAGCTACGCCGCTGCCGTCGATCGCGCCGACACCGCCGAGAAAACCGCCGCCGACCTGCGCACGCAGCTCAAGGGCGCCAAGGGCAGCACCGTCACCGTCACGCAGTACGTGGACCGCGTGCAAACGATCCGCCTCAAGGGCGACACCGTCATCAAGGAGATTCCCCGCTATGTCCCGGTCCAGGCTGACGCTTCCTGCGTTGTTCCTCGCGGCTTTGTGCGGTTGCACGACGCCGCCGCTGCCGGCGCAGTGCCAGATCCAGGTGCCGGCGATGCTGATGCGGCCCCCTCGGGCATTGCGCTCTCTGCCGTCGCCGGCACCGTCGCCGACAACTACACCGATAGCCACGCCAACAGCGAGCAGCTAGCGCGCCTGCAGCAGCTGTTGCGCGACCAGGGCGCGACCATCATCGGGGAGGGTGGTGCGCCATGATGAAGCCCGCTAGCCTGCGCGATGCGCTCACGGCCGGCGTGCCGCACCTGGCCGCCAACCCGGACGCGCTGCATGTGTTCGTGGACGAGGGGAACGTGGTTGGCACCGGCGCGCGGTCGTTGTCCTTCGAGTATCGGTACACGTTGACGCTGATCGTGACCGACTACCCGGACAGCTCGGACACCATCGTCGTCCCGGTCCTGGCCTGGTTGCGGACGAACCAACCCGACCTGTTCGCCAACGACGAGCGGCGCCACGACGGGTTCCGCTTCGAGGCTGAAATCCTGAACCACTGCACGGTCGACCTGTCGATCAAGCTGCAATTGACCGAGCGCGTAACCGTGAAGCCGGCCGGCGGCGGCTACCAGGTCGAGCACCACCCGGAGCCGGTCAACGATGCCGACGACCCGGCGAGCTGGAGGCCGAATTGAGCGAGCCCCGCGAACTAGAGGTATGGCTGGCCGGGATGCTGACCAAGCTGGATGCACCGGCCCGCCGGACGCTGGCGCGCGCCGTGGCCGTCGAGCTGCGCCGGCGCCAGGCTACCCGCATCGCCGAGCAGCGCAACCCGGACGGCAGTCCCTACGTGCCGCGCAAGCCGCAACTGGGGCACCGCGCCGGCCGCATCCGTCGCGCCATGTTCGCGCGCCTGCGGCTCGCGCGCTACATGAAGACCGAGGCCGATGCGAATACCTCCGTGGTGACCTTCGCGGGCACCGCGCAGCGCATCGCCAGGGTTCACCAGTTCGGCCTGCGGGATCGCGTCAACAAGGCTGGACTGACCGCCCAATATCCGGCGCGGGAGCTGCTGGGACTGGACGATGGCGATGTCCATCGCATTACCGACCTCGTGCTGCAGCACCTATCAGGCTAGTCCTGGCAACACGAAGATGGTTCAGAGCCAACCAAAATCCTTCCGTACCTGTGAAGCCAATTGGTTTGCGTAGTAGAGCGGGTCGCTACCAGGATGATAATGAAAGATACAACTGGCCGGCAGCCTTGCTATTAACTGAAAATTCGGAGAGTGCAGGATCGCGACTCCCTTAATTTTCCAGCCAGCTTTAACGAACTCCTGGATGTAGACATTAGCATCTGATCGACCGCGATGTGGCGATGCGCGAAGCGGAAAAATCGTAGACCTTGCACCAGATTTATTCACTTCCCTAATAAATTCGCGCGGCGCAATGTAGTTGGGGCCTTCCTGCAGTGAAGAGAGTTGAACAAAAGTGCTCATAACGATCTTGCCTTGCACAAAATCCCGCACCCCTCGAATCCGGCACCCCGTTAGCGATCTGACGGTTGACGATTTAAATGAATTTGCATCACCGATGACTATGTACGCATCCATGCCTATCCTCTAAATTTCCATTTTTAAAAGACACGAAACAAGCTGACCACTATCCGAGTGTCAGCGAAGCCAATGCGTCACTTGGTGGCTGGAATCGCAATTGTTGGCGTGGCCCCTGGAACGGTGATGGAATACGTGATGCACGCCGCCTGCACTTGTTCCAGTGCAGCAAATCGTTCGTCATACGTTTTGTCGGTGTTCGTCGCTATCATTATGGCCGCGTTCATTGCGCTTACGACGTTGTTTCGTGTCGTTGCTATCGCATCACCCGCCAAGCCAGTCGTCCTCAATGCCTGCGACGCTGTATTGGTCGCGCCAGCCCAGCCGCTCATCGCGGCAATGAACACGCGGTGGGCAGCGGCCGCGCCGGCTGTCGCTGCGGGCGCCAATACTGATCCGGCAACCAACCCAGACATCGACAGCCAGAATGCCCCGTTCTCCTGACTCTCAGCCTTGGACTGCATGCCGGAAATTACAACATTGCAACCATTTAAGACTTGATTCATCTGCTTGCGGAGGTCCTCATTTTCCTCATCCGTAAGCCCCTTTGCCGCTGCCGCGTCCGCCGTAGCGGCCGCCTTAACGGCAGGAGTATCGAGAGTCGCCCCGCTTACCGACAAGGCGGCCTGAAGAGCCTGATGTTTTTCTTGAGCGTCCTGCTTGACCGTGCCGAAGTCTCGCTTCTTAATAAGTTGGAAGTTTGGATTCGATGGCGCCGTTGCGCAGCCCGCCATAGAAATAGAAAGAAGTGCAACGAATCTCATTGCATTCATACCTCCTCCCTGGTTTTTTGACTAGTGTGGCCGCCGTCATATGCGGATGGCCATCAATTTTTTTTGAATCTAACGCTAGGAAATCATGTTTTCCACCCCACCGAAGCATTAGTACAAAAACAATATATTAATAAAATTAATATCAGAATTTCGAGACTTAGAATATGCGAGCTCCTACTAACACGCCGAGTCGTTGTTGTGGAATGAGGTGTTACAACACCCCTCGCGTGACCATTCCACGCGCGCCCGGCACTCTGCGGTCATGGATACCGCAGACCTCGCCCGCCTCCTTCAAAACCTCCTGCGCCTCGGCACCATCACCGACGTGCGCCACAGCACGCCGCCTGCCGTGCGCGTACGCACCGGTGGCATTACCACCACCTGGCGCCCGTGGGCCGAGCGCCGCGCCGGCCGGACGCGCACCTGGAACCCGCCGACCGTGGGCGAGCAGGTGCTGCTGTTCTGCCCCAGCGGCGACCCGGCCAACGCCGTCATCCTGTGCGGCATCCCGACCGCCGACAACGACGTTCCGAGCAACGACCCCAACCGAACTGTCACGCTGTACCCGGACGGCGCGCTCACCAGCTACGACCACGCCGCCGGCCTGCTGACTGTGCAGGGCGTGAAGACGGTGTTCCTGGAGGCCGCCGCGAACGTGCTGGTGAAGGCGCCGAACACCACCTTCGACGGCGACGTGACGGTCAAAGGCCGGTTCGCGTACGAGAACGGCATCGCCGGTCATGGCGGCGAGAACGGCAACAAGATCACCGGCAGCCTGACGCACGAGGGCGGCCAGCTGTCGTCCAACGGCGTAGTCCTGGACAAGCACGACCACGGCGGCGTGCAGCGCGGCGGCGACTGGACGGAGGGCACGCGGTGACCGGCATGAACAACACCACCGGCCGAGCGCTTTCCGACCTGCCGCACGTGGCGCAGTCGATGCGCGACATCCTCTCCACGCCGATCGGCTCGCGCGTGATGCGGCGCGACTACGGCAGCCAGGTCCCCGAGCTGATCGACCAGCCGCTGAACCCGGCAACCCGCCTGCGCACCATGTCCGCCGCCGTGTCGGCGCTGGTGCGCTGGGAGCCGCGCATCCGCATTGCCTCGGTGCGGTTCTGGATCGACGCGGACGGCCAGCCCGTGATCGACATCGAGGCCGACCGCGTGGACGGCCCGCGCCGTGAAGCGGCAGGCACGCTGTCCGTGCCCCTGCGGAGCTGACCATGGCCATCATCGACCTGTCGCAGCTGCCGGCGCCGGCCGTGGTCGAAACGCTCGACTACGAAGCCATCCTGGCCGAGCGGAAAGACTACTTTGTGTCGCTGCACCCAGCCGACCAGCGGGACGCCGCGCGCGCCACGCTGGAGCTGGAATCCGAGCCGATCACCAAGCTCTTGCAGGAGAACGCCTACCGCGAGCTGGTGTGGCGCCAGCGCGTGAACGACGCGGCGCGTGGGGTCATGCTGGCCTTCGCGGAAGGGGACGACCTAGAGCAGATCGCGGCGAACTTCAACGTGGGGCGCCTGACCATCACGCCGGCCGACGACACCACCGTGCCGCCGACGCCCGCTGTGATGGAGGGCGACGACTCGCTGCGCGAGCGCGCACAGGAAGCGTTTGAAGGGCTGTCCGTGGCTGGCCCGACCAAGGCCTACGAGCAGTTCGCGCGCTCGGCTGACGGCCGGGTGGCGGACGCGCGCGCGATCAGCCCGGCCGGCGCGGAAGTGGTGGTCTCGGTGCTGTCGCACCTGAACGACGGCACGGCCGACGAGAGCCTGCTGACGGCTGTACGCACCGCGTTGAGCGATGACGACACCCGGCCGCTCGGCGACCGCCTGACGGTGCAATCCGCCACCATCGTCCCGTACCGCATCCGTGCCACGCTGTACCTGGCATCGGGACCGGCGGCCGAGCCGATCCTGGACGCGGCTGGCAAGCGGGCCGACACCTACCGCACCACGCGCCGGCGCATCGGCCGCGACATCAACCGCTCGGCGATCACGGCGGCACTGCATGTGGAAGGCGTGGAGAAGGTCGTGCTGATCGAGCCGGCCGCAGACATCGCGCTCGATCTGACCCAGGCGGGCTACTGCACCGCCGTGGAGATCGTCAATGGTGGCACCAGTGAGTAGCGCAACCCTGTTGCCGCCGAACGCGACGCCGCTGGAGCGCCGCGCCGCCCAGACGGGTGCGCGCATCGAGCGTGTGCCGGTGCCGCTGCGCGACCTGTGGAACCCGGCCACCTGCCCGGCCGACCTGCTGCCCTTCCTGGCCTGGTCGTTTTCCGTGGACCGCTGGAACCCGGCCTGGCCGCTCGCTACCAAGCGCGCCGTGACGGCCGCGTCCTACTTCGTGCACCGCAAGAAAGGCACGATCGGCGCGCTGCGCCGCGCGGTGGAACCGCTGGGCTTCCTCATTCGCGTGATCGAGTGGTGGCAGACCAACCCACCCGGCCCGCGCGGGTCGTTCCGGCTGGAGGTTGGCGTCCTGCAAACCGGCATCGACGAGGCCATGTACGCCGAGCTGGAACGGCTCATCGATGACGCGAAACCCTGTTCCCGGCCGATGCTCGGCCTCCAGATCAGCATCGAGGCGCGCGGCACCCAAGCCACCAGCGCCGCCGCCTACCTGGGCGATGTGCTGACCGTCTACCCCTACGCCCCGCCCGACATCGTTGTGAGCGGTACCGCGCCTCTTTCCAGCGCTTCCCACGACATCGACACCCTGACCGTCTCTCAGTAGAACGCCATGCCCCAGACCTTCTTCATCGTTCCGACCGCCGCCGGCGAGGCAAAAGACACCAACGCCAAGGCACTCGGCCAGGCGCGCAAGTACACCCACATCGCCGTGGGCGACGGCGGCGGTGTGCTGCCCACGCCCGACCGCGCCCGCGCCGCCCTGGTCAACGAGTGCTACCGCGCGCAGATCAACGCGATTTGGCAGGATCAGGCCAACCCTGGCCAGTTCATTGCCGAGCTGGTGATTCCCGAGACCGTGGGTGGCTGGTGGGTTCGTGAGCTGGGCCTCATCGACGCGGACGGTACGCTTGCTTACTACGGCAACTGCCCCGAGACGTACAAGCCGCAGATGGCCGAAGGCTCCGGCCGCACGCAGGTTGTGCGCATGGTCGTGCTGTCGGCCTCGGGCGCGGCCGTCGAGCTGAAGATCGATCCGGCGATCGTGCTGGCGACGCGGCAGTACGTCGACACCACCATCGCCGCCGAGCTGGCGAAGCTGGACGGCAAGCCATCGGTGCGCGTTGCCACCACCGCCAACCTGGCCGCGCTCTCCGGGCTGCTGACCATCGACGGCGTGACGCTCGCCGCCGGCGACCGGGTGCTGGTCAAGGACCAGAACGCGGGCAAGGACAACGGCATCTACGTTGCGGCGGCCGGCGCCTGGGCGCGTGCGGCCGATGCCGACGCGGCGCTGGAGGTGACCCCCGGCATGCTGGTGCCAGTCGAGGCGGGGGCGGCCAACGGCGATTCCCTGTGGCAGCTCGCCACCGACGCGCCGATCACGATTGGCACCACGGCGCTCGCCTTCGAGCTGGTGAGCGGCAAGACGGGCGTGGCGGCCGGCACGTATCGCAGCGTCACCGTGAACAGCCGCGGCCAGGTCACCGGCGGCACCAATCCGACCACGCTTGCCGGCTACGGCATCACGGATGCCGTCACGGCCGCGCAGGGGCTGGCCGCCGGCATCGGCGCTGACCTGGCGACCAGCAACAAGGCTGCGGGCGACCTGAACGCCCTAGTGGCGCCGGGGGAGTACTACTACACCAGCGACAACGCCAACGCGCCGAGCGGCCACGGCGTGCTCAAGGTATGGCGGGAGAGTGCGACGATGGTTTTCCAGCTCGTCCACTCGTCGGACAACGAAGTGTTCACGCGCTACCGCGCCAGCAGCGGCACTTGGACCGCCTGGCGGCAACTGGTGGGCCAGGCGGGGCTGATCGGGTACTTCGCGCGCTCCACCGCCCCGAACGGATGGCTCAAGGCCAACGGCGCGGCGGTCAGTCGTACGACCTACGCGGCGCTGTATGCCGAGATTGGCACCACGTTCGGCGCGGGCGACGGCGCCGCCACGTTCAACCTCCCGGACCTGCGCGGCGAATTCCTGCGCGGCTGGGATGACGGGCGCGGCGTGGATAGCGGCCGGGGCTTCGGCACGTGGCAGTCCGGGTCCCCGGTCGTGCATGACGACGTGGGCGGCATCGCCAGTTTCAACATCACGGCGCTGGGCGACGGCACCAACGTGGCCTGGTCGAACATCGCCGACCCTTGGGTCGGCGCCTTCCCGCTCACGATGTACGACTCCTCGGCCGCAACCTTCGTTGATGCCAACAACAAGGGGTTCATCAACATGGCCCGCCCGCGCAACGTCGCGTTCCTCCCCTGCATCAAGTACTGACCGATCGACGCCATGACCGACACCGTCTACCACTACCACCCCACCACCGGCGAATACGCGGGCAGCTCGCCGGCGGACCACTCGCCGCTCGAACCGGGCGTCGTGCTCATCCCGGCCCACGCCACCGACCAGGCGCCGCCCGAGGCCGGCCCGCACGAGGTGGCCGTCTTCCGCGACGGCAGCTGGAGCGTCGCGGCCGACTGGCGCGGCGTTGCCCTGTTCTCCAAGGCGGATGGCTCTGCCGTCACCATCGCCGAGATCGGCACGACACCGGCGGACGTGAGCGCCACCGAAACCGCACGGCCCAGCGCTGCACACGTCTGGAAGGCCGGGCAGTGGATCGAGGACGCCCAGCTGAAGGCCTCGCAACTGGTGGCGCTGAGGCAGCGCCTGTGCGACCAGCTCGACGCAGCGGCCGATGCGGTCCGCCTGGCGGTAGTCGGAGATCCGTTGCGCGTGGTCGAATACCAGCGCGCCGCCGACGAGGCGCAGGCCTACCAGGCCGCCGGCTACGCGGGCGAGGCCCCGCCATCGGTGCAGAGTGCCGCCGACGCCAAGGGCTCGACCGCCCGGGCGGCCGCCGACGAAATCCTGGCGATGCATGCCGCGTGGAATGCTGCCCTGTACGGCATTCGGTCGCTTCGCCTCGCGGGCAAAGAGCGCATCCGCAACGCGGCATCGGAGGAAGCCACGCGCGCGGCCGCCGACCAGGCGCTTGCAGGCGTGCGCGGCGTGTTGGCTGGCATGGGCGGGGGACAGGCATGAGTGGCGTCCAGCTTCTTTTCACGACCACCAACGGCCCCCTGAGCTGGGCGATCCGCGCGTGTTCCTGGTCGGCATGGAGCCATGTGGCCCTGGTGGCCGGCGACCAGGTCATCGAATCGATGCCCGGGCACGGCGTGCGCCGCGTGCCGCTGGCCGGGGCCATCGAGTGTGCGGACCGGCACGAGCTGGCGACGATGCCGGCGCGCGACCCGGCGCGGATCATCGAGGCGGCGGCCGGCCAGATCGGCAAGCCCTACGACTACACCGCCGTGCTCGGCATCGGCCTGCACCGCGACTGGCAGCAGGCCGATGCGTGGTTCTGTAGCGAACTGCTGGCCTGGTCATTCCACCAGGCGGGCGAGCCGCTGTTCCGCGCGGACTGTGTGCGGCGCGTGACACCGCAGCACCTGTGGATGCTCGCGCCACTCAATCAGCAGGCCTCGGCCAACGTCTTGTTGTAGCGCGCGCCGCCACAACAGCAAGCGCGCGACTTCCTCGCGCGTGCGCTGCATCCTGCTGGGACGATCCATCGTCGGACCATCCCGGAGGACTGCATGCCAACCGACTACCACCACGGCGTGCGCGTCGTTGAACTCAACGACGGCACGCGCCCCATCCGCACCATCGAGACCGCCGTGGCCGGCATCGTCTGCACCGCCGACGATGCCGATGCGGTTGCGTTCCCGCTCGACACGCCCGTCCTGCTGACCAACCCGCAGGCCTACATCGGCAAGGCCGGCGACAAAGGCACGCTCGCCCGCACGCTCGACGCCATCACCGACCAGACCAACCCGCTCACGGTCGTGGTGCGCGTCGCCGGTGGCGCTTCCGAAGCCGAGACCACCTCCAACCTGATCGGCACCACCACGGCGGCCGGTCGGTACACCGGCCTGAAGGCGCTGCTGTCCGCACGCAACCGCTTCGGCGTCACACCGCGCATCCTAGCCGTCCCGGGCCTCGACAGCCTGCCCGTGGCCGCTGAGCTGGCAACCATCGCCCAGAAGCTGCGCGCTTTCGCCTACCTGTCGGCGTACGGCTGCCAGACGAAGGAAGAGGCCGTCGTCTACCGCAGCAACTTCGGCCAGCGCGAAGCGATGGTGATCTGGCCGGATTTCGTCGGCTGGGATACTGCCGCCAACGCCGAGACCACCCTGTGGGCCACGGCCCGGGCGGTCGGCCTGCGCGCCAAGATCGACAACGACACCGGCTGGCACAAGACCCTTTCCAACGTGACCGTGGGCGGCGTGACCGGCCTGTCGCGCGACGTGTTCTGGGACCTTCAGGACCCGGCTACCGACGCGGGCTACCTGAACGCCAACGAGGTGACCACGCTGGTTCACCGGGACGGCTTCCGCTTCTGGGGCTCCCGCACGTGCAGCGCGGATCCGCTGTTCGCCTTCGAGAACTACACACGCACCGCCCAAGTGCTGGCTGACACCATGGCGGAAGCCCACATGTGGGCAAACGATCTGCCGATGACGCCGACGCTGGTGCGCGATCTGTTGGAGGGCATCAACGCCAAGCTGCGCATGCTGACCCGCAACGGCTACCTGCTGGGCGGCGCCGCATGGTTCGACCCGGAAGCCAACACCAAGGACACGCTGAAGGCCGGCCAACTCGCCATCGACTACGACTACACGCCCGTCCCGCCGCTGGAAGACCTCACGTTCCGCCAGCGCATCACCGACCGCTACCTGATGCAGTTCGCCGAAGCCGTCAAGGCGGCTTGAGCTGTGTCCCACCACCTGACCAGGAATCACTATGGCTCTGCCACGCATCCTCAAACACTTCAACGTTTTCGCGGACGGTGTGGTCCACACCGGCGAATGCGAAGAAATCAATCTGCCCAAGCTCGCGCGCAAGCTGGAGGAATACCGCGCCGGCGGCATGAATGGCGCCATCCAGATCGACATGGGCAACGAGAAGCTGGAGCTGGAAACCACCTACGGCGGTCCGATGCGCGAAATCCTCAAGCAGTACGGCACCACCGCCGTCGATGGCGCCATGATCCGCTTCGCCGGCGCCTACCAGCACGAGGACACCAAGGAAGTCGATGCGGTGGAGATCGTCGTGCGCGGCCGGCATACCGAAATTGATTTCGGCACCGCCAAGGCCGGCGCCAAAGCCCCGTTCAAGGTCAAGTCCTCGCTGACCTACTACAAGATGACCGTCAACGGCGAAGTCTGGTGCGAGCTGGATTTCGTGAACTTCGTCGAAGTCGTTTTCGGCGAGGACCGCCTGGCCGCGCAGCGCCGTGCGATCGGCCTGTAACCCAGGCACCGCCCACCTCGCCCGGGCGGGCTGACCTGCGCGGGCATGCCTCAACTCTTCATCGCTTTGACCACCATGGAAAAAAAAACGGCAACCATCACCTTGGACACCCCGATCACGCGCGGGGAGCAGACGATCAGCACGATCACCGTGCGCAAGCCCGGCGCCGGCGAGCTGCGCGGCGTGAGCCTGATGGACCTGATGCGCATGGACGTGACCGCGCTGCACACGGTCCTGCCGCGCATCACCACGCCGACGCTGACCACCGCCGATGTGAGCAAGCTGGATCCGGCCGACCTGACCCAGCTGGCCGTCGAGGTGACCGGTTTTTTGCTCACGAAGGCGCAGCAGCAGGACACCTTCCCGGCCGAATCGAAGACGCCGCCGCAGACATCGGCGTGATTTTCTCGTTCCGCCTGGAGGAGCTGTACGCCATGGGCATCGTGGAGCTGATGGAGTGGCGCGAGCGCGCACGCGAACGTAGCGGGGCCGAGGAATGAGCGACGCCCGCCGCCTGCGCCTGGAGGTGGTGCTGGCCGCCGTGGACAAGGCCACGCGGCCGCTGCGCAACCTGATGAACGCCAACAACGACCTGGCCCGGGCCGTGAAGGCCACGCGCGCGCAGCTCAAGGACCTGGAACGCACACAGGCCAGCATCGACACCTTCCGCAAGCTGTCGCGGGACGCGGCCATCACCGGCAACCAACTGAAGGCGGTGCGCGGGCGGGCGGATGAGCTGGCCCGCCAGCTCAAGCAGACCAGCGAGCCATCTGCCGCGCTCTCAAAAGCATTCGAGGCCGCCCGGCGCGAGGCGCAGGCGCTCAAGTCAAAGCAATCGGAATTGTCTGAAAAACTGCACCAGGTGCGCGGGCGGTTGTCCGAGGCCGGCATCGGCACGCAGAGCCTCGCGGAGCACCAGCGTGCGCTCAAGACCCGCATTGCCGAGACCAACCAGCAACTGGAGGCGCAGACCCAGCGCATGGCGGCCGTGACCGCGCAGCAGCGCCGCATGGCCACCGCGCACCAGGCAGCGGACAAGGTGCGTGCCAAGGCCGGCAGCCTGGCCGCCGCCGGCGCGGGCGCCACCGCAGCCGGCGTGGCGGCCGGTGCTCCGTTGCTCAAGGGCCTGGGGGAAGCCAAGCACTACGACCTGGAGAAGTTGCGCATTGGCGCGCTGGGCCTGGGTGACCAGTCGACCAAGGAAGCGCTGGCGTTCGCGCAGCAGATGAAGGCGTACGGCGTCAGCCAGGTTGAGAAGGCCGAACTGATGCGCGACGCCATGAGCGTGTTCGCGGACACCCACCACGCCGAAATGGTGATGCCGACGCTCGCCAAGATGAAGTTCGCCAACGCGGCCGTGTTCGGCCAGGCCGAGGGCGCGGAGAACGAGCGCAAGTTCGTGGACATGCTCAAGGTCATTGAGCTGCGCGGCGGCTTGGCAAGCGAGGCCGAGTTCAAGAAGCAGGCCGACATGGTCCAGAAGGTCATCACGGCGACCGGCGGGCGCGTGCAGGCTGACGAATGGCTCAACGTCATTAAGACAGGTGGCCTCGCCGCCAAGGGCGCCGATGACAAGGCGTTCTACTACACGCTGGAACCGCTGGTGCAGGAGATGGGCGGCAACCGCGTGGGCACCGCCATGATGAGCGCCTATCAGAACCTGTACCAAGGCAAGACGACGAAGCGGGCGCTGCACAACCTGGACAAGTTCGGCCTGATCGCCGACCGGAGCAAGGTGCAGGAGGACAAGGCCGGCCAGGTGTCGTTCATGGACCCGGGCGCACTCAAGGGCGCGGACCTGTTCCGGCAGAACCAGTTCGCCTGGTTGGAGCAGGTGCTGCTGCCGACGCTGGCTGCCAAGGGGATCACCCGTCGCAAGCAGATCGAGGACGCAATCGGCAGCGTCTTTTCGAACCGCACGGCGTCGGGCCTGTTCGCGCAGATGTACATGCAGCGGGAACAGATCCACAAGAACATGCGCCTGAACGAAGGCGCTGCCGGCATCGATCAGCTTGAAGCCACTGCAAAGGGCACTGCCCAAGGCCAGGAGCTGGACACGCTGGCGAAGGTGCACGACCTGGAGAAGGCGCTGGGCGAAAAGGTGTTGCCGCTGTATGCGCGCGGCCTGGAACTGGTCGGCAAGGCCGCCGAGGGCGTCACCTCGTTCATGCAGAACCACCCAACGCTGGCCAAGGCCGTCGCCGTCGCGGTCGGCGCGCTGGCGGCTTCCCTGCTGGTGCTGGGGCCGATCATGCTGGCCGTGGCGTCCGTGCTGGGGCCCTACGCCATGCTGCACATCTTGTGCGCCAGGCTGGGCGTTACGGGCGGCGTGCTGTCGGGCGTGTTGCGTGGTCTGGCGGGTGCCTTCAGCGTAGTCATGCGCGCCGTGGCGGTGCTGGGCCGGGTGCTGCTGATGAACCCGATTGGCCTGCTGGTGACGGCAATTGCGGTCGCGGCCTACCTGATCTACCGGAACTGGGAGCCGATCAGCGAGTTCTTCTCGGGGTTGTGGCAGCAGGTGAAGACGGCGTTCGACGGCGGTATCGCCGGCGTGTCCGCGCTGATCCTGAACTGGTCGCCGGCAGGCCTGTTCTACGCCGCGCTCGCGCCGGTGTTGCAGTGGTTCGGGTTCGACGTGCCGGCCAAGTTCACCGAGTTCGGCGCCAACATCGTGCAGGGCCTGGCCAACGGCATCCGCAGCGCCATCGGCTGGGTCACGGATGCCGTGGGCAGCGTGGCAAGCGGTGCGATCGCGGCCTTCAAGAGCCTGATGGGCATCCACTCGCCGTCCCGCGTCTTCGCCGAGTTGGGCGGGTTCACCATGGCCGGGCTCGGCGAAGGCCTCACGCGCGGTCAGGAGGGGCCGCTGCAGGCCGTTCAGCGGGTGGCCGCCAGGATGACCGGTATCGGCGCCGGCATCGCCATCGGTGCGGCGCCGGCCGTCGCATCGCCGGTGCGCTTCGACACCCGGCCGCCGCTGGCCGCCAGCTCGGTCTCTGGCACCGCGGCGCCGGCTGCCGCCGCGCCCATCACCATCGTCATCAACCCGCCGGCGGGTAGCGATGAACGGCTGATTGCGCGCCTGGTGGAAGACCGGCTGCGCCAGATCGAGAACCAACGCGCGGCGCGTGGACGCTCGCGCCTCACCGATACGGATTGACCATGATGATGGCACTGGGGCTGTTTGTGTTCAGCCTGGACACGGCCCCCTACCAGGAGTTTCAGCGCCAGGTCGGCTGGCGGCACCCGTCGAACAACCGGGTCGGCCGGCGGCCGGCCCGCCAGTTCACCGGGCAGGACGACGAGACGATCACGCTGTCCGGCAAGCTGTTGCCGGAACTCACCGGCGGCGAGTGGACGCTGGCCGCGCTGGAGGCCATGGCGAATACCGGCGACGCCTACACGCTCATCGAGGGCACCGGCCACTACTACGGGCAGTTCGTCATCGAGAGCATGGACATGAAGCGTACCTACTTCTTCCAGGACGGCGCGGCGCGTTCGGTCGATTTCACGATCAAGCTGGTGCGCGTCGATGATGACCTGCTGTCCAAGGTCGTGACCACTGTGACGAAGGCCCTGTCGTGACGGCCGCGATGCTCACCAGCGATACCGAGCCGAAGCCCATCTACCGGCTGAAGGTCGGCGACAAGGACATCACCGGCCGCTTCCAAGACCGATTGATTGGGCTGACGCTTACCGACAACCCGGGCTTCGAGGCGGATCAGCTCGACATCGAGCTGGACGACAGCGACGGCTTGCTGGAGCTGCCGGCGAAAGGCGTGCGCCTGGCGCTGTCGATCGGCTGGGCGGATACCGGCGTGGTGGACAAGGGCACGTTCAAGGTGGACGAGCTGGAGCACACCGGCCCGCCGGATCGCCTCACGATCCGCGCGCGTAGTGTGGAGCTGGACGGTGGCCTGACCACCAGGCGGGACAACTCCTACGCCGGCAAGACCGTCGGCGCCATCGTGCAGGCGATCGCCACCCGCAACAAGCTCATGTCCATGGTGAGCAAGAAGCTGGCCGGCCAGGTGATCGAGCACGTAGACCAGACGGGAGAATCAGATGCCGCGTTCCTCACGCGCCTGGCGCGCGAGTTCGACGCCATCGCCACCGTGAAGAACGGGACACTGCTGTTCATCCCGGCTGGCGAGCCGACCAGCGGATCCGGCCTCGCCTTGCCGAAGGTCAGCATCGCCCGGGAGGCAGGCGACACGCATACCTTCCTGGTGGCTGACCGGGAGAACTACAACGGCGTGAAGGCCTACTACCAGGACACCCGCGCCGGCACGCGCGGCGAAGTGGTGGTCGACGCCTCTAACGCCACCGTCACGAAAGAGAAGCGGGACGGCAAGGTGAAGAAGAGGAAGAAGGCCGCGACGGTGGCCGCGCAGCCCAACCCGGATAACGTGAAGGTGCTGCGCCACACCTATGCATCGAAGGCCAACGCCGAGCGCGGCGCGCGCGCCGCGTGGCGCAGGATTCAGCGCGGCGTCGCTACCTTCTCGATTACGCTGGCGCGCGGCCGGCCGGACCTGTTCCCCTCACTGCATGCGAGCGTGAGCGGGTGGAAGAAGGACATCGACAATACGCAGTGGAGCGTCGGCAAGGTAACGCACAGCCTGAACGATCGCGGCTACACCAGCTCGCTGGAGCTGGAGATCCAGCCGGAGAAGTTGGAAGAATCGGGTACGGCCGCCGGGTGACGCTGGTGGCCGGCTGCGCCGTGCTGTGGTGGGGAAATGGACAAACAGACCGGAGATGCCTCCCCAAGCGCGACATGGCAGAGAAGCCGATCGGCCTGGCACGCGAGGTGATGTATCTCGTGACGACGGGCAGTGTGGTGTGCGATCCGTTCGCTGGATCGAGAGCGCTCCTTGTTGCGGCGAAGGAGGCCAGGCACCAGTGGATGGGATGCGAGCTGTGGTTGGTCAATCTTGACATCGCCATGGCACGAGTTGAGCCGGCCCTGCTCGTCACGGCATCGCAGAGATCAGAATTCAAAAAAATTCACAAGAGGTCACATTCAAGATTTCCTAGGCTGCCCCTGATGGCGCTGTGAGGAATGGAATACCGTTTTTATCGTCTCATCTTTCATGCAAGGCAACTTAAATCGGTAAAAATCACTAATTGCGAGGTTTATGAAATGAAAGCAGCCTTTCCTAAAGCTATTGCATCTATTATTACGGCCGCCGTGGTTGGCATTTCTAACCCCGTGCTCGCGGAAGCAAGTAAAAAAGAGCAGCCGTCCGAAAAGCAGGCAGATTATGGATTGGTTTTCTTTAATAGCACGGCATCGGATATTACGCTTACCGTAACTGCCTCGCAGTGCATGTACGATACGGGGCCTTCATCTTTCGTCGTCAAAGCCTACAAAACCTGGGATGTCAAGCTCTCGGATAAGAACAGTGGCCTCAGTTGTTGGAATGGGTGGAAAAATGTCATGTGGAGCCTAAGTACCGGTGGTACGCTGGAATGGCGGCACGAGATACAGGCATCATCGTGGTCGACGCAGATAAAAGGCGATGCGAAATCTGCCACGTGCGACAATGTGGATTGCCTCTACCCCAACTCGGTTGGCAACGACAATACTACCCCGATTAACATCGTTCTTTAGTTGGTCACTTTAAACTGCTATACAGAGTAACGTTCCTGGTGGTGGTAGCCGAAGGCTAGCCACCACTGGATTCGCTGTGAGATGGAGCCGGCCTATCACGACATCGCCACAGCGCGCCTGGCCGAAACTCCTGTGCAAAGCTAGTCAGCCGCGCTGGGTTTCTCCAGGTCGCTCAGGTGCCAGGTACCCAGTACGGATCACGGTGCTCGTGCGGATCGAGCACGCACTCGAAAGTATCCGACTCATAGGCGTGCATGATGGCACCGATGGAGTAAGTGTGGCCGTCCCACTCACAGTCGGATAGCGGCGCGTCTGCAAGCACCCAACTCGTTACCAGCGCGGCGGCCGCTGCGCTTGTGACCGAAGCTAGGATCATCGTCTTCCAACGCTGAGGAAAGGCGGGCCGGTGGCGTCTCCTGCGCCGGCCCCGCGATCCGGTAGGGGGTACTTCTGCTGTGTCTCGAAAGGTTCGCGGCGCGAGGAATATCGTGGTTCCGTTGATGACCTTTTTTACTTCGCCGTGAAATTCAAAACGTGACTTCATACTTCTAGTTGGCGGCTCCTCTTTTTATTGTTAGCCGCTGGTGTGGAGACGCGCGGGACTCTACGTCACACGACACACCGCCTACTAGCCCCTCAAGAGGAGGGGCGGGGGTCCGGGAACAATGGCTAGCTGCCCTTGTCCGTGCGCTTCTTCTTGCTGCTTGCTGGGACGGTTTTGTGGCGGGTCTCGTGGTAATCGCCCTTGATGTTCTTTACGTCTCCGACTGAGCCGTTGAACACCATTTCGGCCTGCGTCTTCTTCACCTTCTTTTCCGCTGGCGGCTGCATGCCGCCAATTAGCGCGAGAACCCCAGTTCGGCCGCGTGCGTCGAGTTGGCGGTAGCCGGCAAGAACCATCTCTTCATCTGGCGACGTAAGGGCCGAATCGCGGCGCCCGGTTATCACGTAGAGCACGTCCACCCCCACACGAGCGACGTCGTGGAGGAACTCCGCATTGGGCATGGCCGTGCCTTTTTCCCAGGCCAGTTGAGAACCTTTGGAAGCACCACCGATCGCGGCGAACGCGGGTTGTGAGAAGCCCAGGCGCTCGCGCTCTTCCTTCAGACGCTCTCCGATGGAGGATCGCTTTTCTGAGCCATCGTCGTTGACTGTATCAGTTTTCTGTACCATACTTGCCATGTAGTGCATCACTAACTCGAAAAAAGTATATCGCCATGGCCACGCAAGCAGCCCCTAGAAAGCGGGCGCCACGCGGTGTTTGTTCAAAGAATCGGATACAAGCCGGCCTCATGCCGGACGAACTGGCTGTGTTCGATGCTCGCGCCAAACGCGAGCACCTCACACGATCAGCTCTGGCCCGCAAGCTGATCCTCTGTGCGATGACTGCTGACGGGGAAGAGCCTACGCAGCCGTCTGCGCAACGTCACGCAACTTCGATTGAGGGGGATTGAGCGAGATGCGCCCACCCCAATTGATCGAGCACGCTTTGCGGCGAGCCCTTTCTGGGCCAGTTCGACTGGATGTTCAGAACGCCCTCGGCTGGGATAACGCCTCCGTCAGCCGCTTCCTGAACGGGGATCAGGGTGTCCCCATCAACAAGCTAGACACGCTGGTCGCCTGCTGCGGTTACGTGCTGGTGACCCGAAAGTATCTGGATGCTGTTGCCACGCTTGGCGAGGTCGGCATGTTTTGTGAATGTGCCCGGCAAGGTGCCGGCGAATGCGGGAGACCCCTGGAATGAAAATCAAATGCCCGCACTGCGGTTCGCGCATGCACATCCGCAGCAGCCGTGAGATGACTCTGTTGTCTCGTGAGCTGTACGTGCAGTGCCCCAACGTGGAATGCGCCTACACCTGCGCCGCGATCCTGTCCGCCGTGCGCACCATCGCGCCGAGCATGCAGCCGAACCCCAAGGCCTATCTCCCTGTCGGGCGCGCCCGCTTGCTGCCCGAAAACACGCGCCAGCTCGACCTGCTGCCCGGCTAACGGCGTAGCCCCCTAATCCTCTTCCCCTCACGTTTTTTTCGCGCCTTGCAAGGCGTGAGGGACTTTTTTTGCCCGAAAAACGCCGCCCAAGCGGCTTTGCCTTGGAGTTCCGCCATGCCAACCATTCACACCTCCCTGTGCCAGGCCAAAAGAGTCGAAGTCGGACCTGTGCGCTTCGACAAGTTTGTCTACAACGACGCAACGCGAGTTTTCGCCACGCAGGACATCACCATCTGCATTGAAGGTGGCTCCCCCGTCAAGTTGACAATCCACCTCGGGGAAGGCTGCACGGCCTTGGCCGCCGGCGAAGCCGTTGTGCTTCCCCTGCCCGAAGAGGTGGGCGCATGAAGCCCTTCCTCGTGCACGTCGCCGCCGGTGGCCGGCGCCTGTCTGTCCCTACCTTCGCTGCGTCGAGCTTCGACGCAATCGTTCGCGTGCTGGGCGCCCTTGAGGCGAAGGGCATGAACGCCAACAGCGGAACGGCCCGCCCGATCGGGAGGACCACGGCATGACCACTGCTCAGATCGTTGTGCTCTCGGTCACGCTGGCGGCCATGGCCGCTGTCGTCGGGCTGTTCTGCGTCCAGATGGCTCGCCAAAGCGAGCCCATCGAGCCAGGCGAGAAGCAATCCAGGGGCCGCCGTGTGTTGTACGCAGTCGCAGGTCCTGTCGTCGTTGTTCTCTCGGTGGCGGTGCTGTGCCTCTTCATGGAGGTGCAGTGATGCTCGCCCTCGTTGACCTCTGGATGTTGTTGTCGGCGATGGTGTCGGTGGCGCTGATGAACTACGACACCCGCACGCAGCGTTGGGGCGCGCTGGCCGGCCTGCTGGGCCAGCCCGCCTGGTTGTACCTGACGCACGAGAGTGGCGAAGGCGGGATGTTCATGGCCAGCGTTTTCTTCACGCTGTGCTACGTCCACGGCGTGTGGAAGGGCTTCGTTACCGGGAGCCGTCCCCATGGCTAAGCAAGCCGTCACCGAGTCGGACGTGCGGTGGGCTCACCGCTTCCTGCGTCTGACCACGCCCTACGAGGCCATGCCGCCCCAGCTGCGGGCGGCAGTTACCGCCGCCGCAAGCGCGCTGGCACCCAAGTTCCGGCGGCGGCCGACCCATCCGCCTGCCGTCGACCTGAAACGCCGTGCTGCCGGCGAGCTGGATGACTGACTCCGCCTGGTCGCGCATGACTGTTTCTCGTACAGAAAATCCAAACGCCGCAAAATGAACGCAACCCTTGCCGCCGACATCGTTTTCCGCCTGTTGCGCGACTACGATTTCAAGGAGCGCAACAACAAGCTGGAGGGTGGGCAATGCCCGTCCTGCGGCAAGCGCTCGCTGTGGGCCTTCTCCGCCACCCCCTGGGTCGTCCGCTGCAACCGCCTCAACAAATGTGCGTCCGAGCTGCACGTCAAAGAGCTGTATCCCGAGCTGTTCGCTTCGTGGAGCGACCGCTATGTGCGTTCGCCAGAAACGCCCAACGCTGCTGCGGATGCCTACCTGCGCGACGCCCGTGGCTTTGATCTGGCACGCATTGCCGGCTGGTACGTGCAGGAGAGCTACTACAGCCACGAGCTGAAGATTGGCAGCGCGACAGTACGCTTCCCGCTGGCTGCCGGAACGTACTGGGAGCGCATCATCGACCAGCCTGAACGGTTCGGCGACCGTAAGGCCACCTTCTGCGGGCAGTATGGCGGCACCTGGTGGCAGCCGCCCAACCTGTCATCCGAGGCCGGCGAACTGTGGCTGGTGGAGGGCATCTTTGATGCGATCGCGCTCCTGCATCACGGTATCGCCGCCGCAGCCTTGCTTTCGTGCGTCAACTATCCGCGCGCTGCGCTGGCCGCTTTGGCAGAGCAGTGCGCGGCTACCGGTCGGTCCCGCCCGCGTCTTGTCTGGGCGCTTGACGATGACCGTGCGGGGCGCCGTTACATGGCCCAGCACATCGAGCGCGCCAGGGCAGACGGTTGGGCCGCCTCCGCCGCGCTGCCCAAGCAGATGGGCAAGGTCAAAATGGATTGGAACGAGCTGCATCTACGTGACCGGCTGTCGCCGCAACACGTGGAGGAATATCGCTATCTGGGCGACCTGTTCACCGCTGCCAGCCCATCCGAGAAGGCTCGCCTGATCTACCACCGCACGGGCGACGCGCAATTCCCGTTCGACTACCGGCAACGGTCGTACTGGTTCAAGCTGGAGCTGGACGCCTTCCAGCGCGAAACCGCCGCGGTGCGCGAAGCCCACCCGGACATGCCCGACGGCGAAGTGCGCGAGCACGCCGTGCTGCGCGCCGGCGTGGTGCAGATGGTCGCCAACTGTCAGCCCACCGCGCTCTACTACCAGGCCAGCCCGCAAACCGACGAGTCCTGGTACTACTTCCGCGTGGCCTTTCCGCACGATGGCGAGCCGATCAAGGCGACCTTCACCAGTGCGCAGATCGCCAGCAGTAGCGAGTTCAAGAAGCGCCTGCTGGGCGTGGCGCCGGGTGCCATGTATACCGGCACGGGCACCCAGCTCGACGGCTACCTCGCACGCCAGCTCGCGCGCATCCCGACCGTGCAGACCGTCGATTACATGGGCTACAGCAAAGAGCACGGCTGCTACGTCTACGGCGATGTCGCCGTCAAGGACGGCCGGCTGTACCGCCTCAATGACGAGGATTTTTTCGACATCGGCAAGCTGGCGATCAAGACGATCAGCCAGTCCGCTACCCTGACTCTCAACGCCGATGGCAAGGCGGCACCGGCCGACTGGCTGCCGCTGCTGTGGCAAGCCTTCGGCGCCAAGGGCTTGGTGGCGCTCGCCTTTTGGTTCGGGAGCCTATTCGCGGAGCAGATCCGCCAGTCGCACAAGAGCTATCCATTCCTGGAGCTGGTCGGCGAGCCTGGGGCCGGTAAGACTACGCTGATTGAATTTCTCTGGAAGCTGTGCGGCCGACGCGATTACGAGGGCTTCGACCCCAGCAAGTCGTCCCTGGCGGCGCGCGCGCGGAACTTCGCGCAGGTGTCCAACCTTCCGGTGGTGCTGATCGAGGCGGACCGGGGCGAGGAGGGGGCCAAGCAGCGCGGCTTCGACTGGGACGAACTGAAGACGGCCTACAACGGCCGCAGCACCCGCGCACGTGGCGTCAAGAACGGCGGGAACGAAACCTACGAACCCCCTTTCAGGGGCGCCATCGTCATCAGCCAGAACGCGGAAGTGAGCGCGAGCGATGCGGTACTTCAGCGCATCGTGCACATCTACTGCGACCGGTCCGCCCAGACGCCGGCAACGCGCGCCGCCGCCGAGGCTCTGGAGCGCATCGCCATCGAGGAGGTGTCCGGTTTTCTTCTGGCGGCCGTGATGGCGGAGAAGCAAGTGCTGGCAACCTTCGACGCTCGCGTGTCTCAGCACGAGAACGCCCTGTTAGCGCGCGCTGATGTGAAAACGGTGCGCCTTGCGAAGAACCACGCCCAGATCATGGCGATGGTCGATGCTCTGCGCCTGGTCTTGCCACTGACCGACGAGCAGCACGCCGCCGGCTTGGCCGAACTGGGGCGCATGGTCGCCGCGCGTCAGCAGGCCATCAGCGCGGACCACAAGCATGTCCAGCAGTTTTGGGAGGTCTACGACTTCATTGAGTCGGCCGACGACGATCGGCCGATCCTCAACCACGCGCGCGGGGCCGGCCTGGTTGCAATCAACCTGCAGCACATGGCACAGGCCGCAGGCGAGCGGCGTATCGAGCTGCCGCCCATCGAGGACCTCAAGCGCGTGCTGAAGACCTCGCGCCAGCGCAAGTTTGTGGACATCCGCGCCGTCAACAGCGCCATCAATGCCTATCACAACCGCGAACACCTGCATCTGCCCAAGCGGCCGGAGACGGTCAAGTGCTGGGTGTTCGAGTCAGGATCAACAAAGCAACGCAACAACAACAACGGAAGCGCCGCATGAAAGCCATCAATATCAAGCAAGTCGCCGAGAAGGTTTCCCTCGGCCAATCTACGATCTATCGCATGATCACCAAGGGCGAGTTTCCCAAGCCGTTCTCGCTCGGCGGCAACCGTACCGCCTGGCTGGACGAAGACATCGACGCCTGGCTTGCCATGAGGGCCGGCAGGCCAATACCAAAGCCGGGCGTCACGCTGCTGAAGCCTCTCGCTTGAGCGGTACCACTACACCCGTTTGCCCGCTGCAATAGCGGGCCCAGTCTTCCATCATCCGGCGCCGCCGCTCAAGCATGTCCCCCCGGCGGTAGGCGCCTTCCACCTTGCTTTCCACTGCGTGCGCCAGCGCCATCTCGGCGAGCGAGTCTGGGTATTCGGTGCACTCGGCCACCCAGTCGCGGAACGTCGACCGGAAGCCGTGCACGGTGATCCCTTCGTAGCCCATGCGGTCGAGCATGTTCAGCATGGCCATGTTCGATAGCGGCTTGCCTTTCTTCTGGCCGGGGAACAGGTAGCCGTCGGCCGTCTTCAGCGCTTCTTTCACGATCTGCACCGCCGGCTCGCTCAGCGGCACGCGCAGCTCCTTTTCCATCTTCATCCGGTCGGGCGGCACGATCCAGATACGCCGGTCCAGGTCGAACTCTTCCGGCTTGGCCTCCAGTGCCTCGGTCGTGCGCACACAGGTGAGGATGAGGAGGTGCAGCACGCGGGCCGCCGGGGCTGCGCGTTCCGCAAGTTCCGGCATGAAGCCGGGGATGTCCGCCCAGGGCAAGGCTGGATGGTGTTTCACCTTCTTGGCGCGATCGCGCTTCGGCAGAAGCTTGTCCAGGTGGCCGCGCCAGAGCGCCGGGTTCTCGCCGCTGCGCTTGCCAAGGACCTTGGCGGCATCGAGCACGCACTCAATGCGCCCGCGTACGCGGCTGGCCGTCTCCGCCTTCTTCATCCAGATGGGTTGCAGTACGCGCACGACCATGCCCGTGTCGATGTCGCGCACGTCCACATCGCCGATGACCGGGTAGGCGTAGGTCTCAAGGGTGTTTTCCCACTGCTGGGCGTGCTTGGCGTTCCTCCAGCTGTCCCGGTGGGCATTGATGTAGTCTCGGGCGGCGTCGCGGAATAGCAACCCGTCAGGGGTGGCCTGGGCAGCGCGTTCGCGTTCCTTGCGACTCTCGATCGGGTCGATGCCGGTGGCAAGCAGCTTGCGGCTGTGAGCGGCCTGCGCGCGGGCCTCGGCCAGCGAGATCGCGGACAGCGGGCCCAGGCCCATCTCCCGCGCCCGCTTCGCCAGGGAGTAACGGAAAATCCATGAGCGCGACCCGCTCGTCGAAATCTGGAGATACAGGCCGCCGCCGTCGGCGTGGTAGCCGGGCGCCACTTCTTTGGCGACGCGCAGGGCGTTCAAGCGGTGAAGCTGTCTGGAAGATGCCAT